TTAATGAAACTGTTCCATTTGTAACGTCAATAGATATATCATATTCCCCATCACTTGCATATTCATGCGGTGTATAGACAGTAGACGTATTTAAAGTAACGCTTTCAGTTGCACTACCATCTCCCCAATCAATGGTAACAGCTGTACCGCTACTCTTACCAGTAAGACCAAGATATGGTTTTAATCTTCCTTCGCCAAGTCGTATGTGAAGATATGTTTTACCATCGGTAGTATTACTTGCATACATCTGACCAATATCTAACGAACCATAATCAGCAACATAAGTCTTTGCATTGGCTAAAGTCCAATTCCAACCTTGTGAAGTCAACCCTGTATGTGTTGGATTAGCTGGAAGTTCTGATAGATTTGCAAACTCGTCAGCGGTATAAGTTTGAACTACTGTTCCGTCATAATCAAGAAATCTTACACCATTGCTTGTAGAGCTACCGCCACCACTCGGTATTGTAGCAATATCAGCGGCAAAATCTTCAAGTCCGTCATTAGCTCCAACTGTACCGCCTTTGGCTGTAATGGCTGCACCAATAGCTGTTTTAGCTGCTTTTACACGGTTTACATTTTCTTCAAGTGTTGGCATTTACAGCACCCCCTCTAACTCGGTATTGGCATAACCGACTTGCTGTTGAAGCGTTGAAATATTGGTTTGATTGGTTGAAATCTGTTCAACGCCGGCTGCTGTAATGCCGCTGTTCATTGCTGCAAGCTGTTCCGTTGTTGGTGTAAAACCACTACCGCCGCCGCCTGTGTTCGGTACTTCAACCCATGTTGTGTCAGCTGTGAGATAATACCACTTGTTTGTATTTAATTCATGGAAAAGTGTATTAACTTCAATTCCGGTTGTATACATTTCGTCTATTGTCGGACCTTCATATATTGCCGAATTGCCTTTTACTGTAATCATGCCGTTTAACCTCCAATCTTAACCCACGTTGAGCCGTTATAATAATATTCGTCGCCGGTATCCAGTTCAAAGAATTTAGCGTTTGTTGCTACGTTCGTCGGTTTATCGTCGGTACTTTCACCGCAATATGTTGCTGTATTACCTTGTAATGTAATCATGTTTTATACCTCCGATACTGTTTTATTTTCATCAACTACATCAACGTTTACTTTTTCGCCGGTCTGATATTGTGCGGCGTTGGCTGCGTCGATCCAGTTTAATGACATATAGCGTTTACCTTCCAACTCCGGAAGCGGTTTTAAACCAAGTGCAACGCGCTTTTCATTTTCAAATAGTCCGCCGGTCGGTGATAGAATGTTAATCATTTCTAACGTCTGACTAACGGTCATAAATATTAATTCTTTCGGGTAAAATTCAATGCGATTTCCAAAAGCTTTTTCACGCTGCGTAAACAGGGCTTTTGTAAACGCCTGTGAATATGCTATTGCAAGCGGTTCAAGCGTCTTTTGGTAAAAGGCTTCGTATTGTTCCTTTGTGTAATCGCCTGTCAGAATACAAAGGGGAACGCCCCAATTACGCAGAATCTTTTCATCAATGAACTTTAGCGTATTTTCATCAACAAGCGCTGTTTTGCGTTCAAACGGTGTAAAATCTGCTTTAATGTCAAGTGGTAAAAATCCGCTTTCGCTGTTTTGCAGCTTCCTTTCAAGCTCCTTTAGGTTGCGTTCAATTGTTCCGTCGTCAATAAGTGTGTTATACTTAACAACACCATTAACGGCGTAACTTGCTTTCATTGCCTTTGCAACGCCCTGTAACAAGTCGTAATTCAATTCAAGCGTTCCTAAAAGTGCGGTATGGTCGGGCTGTCCGGCAAAATTGCCGCCCATGTACTCATTAACGCTGTAATTGTATCGTAAGTGTATTACATCGTCATAACGTACCGTTGTGTCATACCCATTAAGAAACCAAAAATGAACAAACAGTGTTCCGCTTTCGTCTTCGATAAATTCCACCTGTGTGGGCTTTATCGGGTATAAAGCTTCATAATATCTGCGTTCCGCGCCGGTGTTTTCGTCAACCCATGTATAATAAGTTGGTACAATGAACGCGTTGTAGTTAAGAAGCAATAACCACGTTATCTTTTCGATAAAGTCCGCCGTTGTCATTAACGGATTTGGATTATCAAGCACTCTTTGCAATGTGCTTTTGCTGTCCGGTACCGGATCATTACCGTTGTATTTAACGTGTGTGGGGTTTAATTTCTTCATTTCGTCAACAATACATTTCAACGCTTGCTGTACAACGTCGGAAGCGTAAATGTTGTCACCGAACTGAGAATACCACGGTGTAAAGCCGTCCAATGTTAGCGCCGGTTTAGTGTTTCGGGGCGCCTTTTTGAATAGTTTGTCAAACCACTTCAATTTTTATCACCTTCTCATTTCAACATTTTTATAAAATCGCTTCTGTACCGGCGGTACATCTCATAAACAATAATTAATGTTACCGCGCCGTCAATTCGCTTTCCGGGTTGTCCGGCTATCTTGACAGCCTGTACATTACCGACGTTGTCAATTTCAATGGCTGCGTTACCCAAGCACCACGCGTCAATTTCATTTTCGTTGTAATTGACGTATTGCGCTTTCAAATCGCTTTCAACTAACTTCATAGCATTGGACAATGTAAGTTTGTTTTGCTGTATTATTTCGCACTCAAACCCGTATTCGTCCATTCTTTTCAAGAAATCCTTTGAAAACTTTACATCGTAACCGCATTTATACAGCTTTAAGCCGTAATTTTTATATACTGAAAAGAACCAATCCGCAACACATGATAAATCAATGTCGTTACCTTCGCAGATTGTCAGCAAGCCGGCTTTCGCCCATTCCAGATATTTTGCGCCGGCTTGTTTATCGTCCGCGCTCTGTAACTTGCTTTCCGGGATCCAGTAATGTTGATAGATATATTTTGTTCTATCGTCTTTTTTCATCAAAAGCACTTTTGCGCTTGTCATGTCGGTTGTTTCGGATAGGTCAACAGCTCCTAAGCAAAGAGCGCCCCGGAAGTCTTCCAGATCATAAACCGCTGTGTATTTATAATCCTCTGTATTTAACCAAGCTTGTGCGCTGTTCTGCTTGAAATTGAAATCCTTTGAAAGTACAAAAATACGGTCTGCTTTACTTTTCCGGGCTTTGTCCACCTGTTCCCGTAAATAGTCCCATTTCTTGACTATTCCCAAAGAAGGATTTGACTTTTGCCATGTCCTTTCATCGGTCCATATTTCGTTTTCACTATCCTGTGTATATAACCACGGTAAAGTTCTTTCGGCGCTTATGCCGTCGTCTTCACCGTTAATTATCGCCCTACAAGTTTTTAATTCATTATCTAAAGCCCCGTCATTTACAAAACCTTCTGTTGTTATCTCAATCAATTTCGGGTTGTCTTTAAGGCTCTGTGATTGTTCAATTGACTTGATAATAACGTTGTCTTTCATTTCGTGGACTTCGTCAATTACTGCAAAGTCAATGTTGCGTCCTTCTTTGTTTCGGGTTCTGTCCGATAACTTGAATATCTTTGAATTTGTCGGAAGTATTTTAATAAACCGAATGTTTTTCCGGGTGTCGATTTGTTCCGGATCTATCAAAAGGCGCATTGTGTCTATTGCGTCATAAAGTATGCTTGCTTGTATATCATCATTGGAGCTGCAAACCAAGTCCGCGCCTTCGTTGCCTATTATGCTTTCCGTCAGCTCCAACGCGCTGCACGTTTCAGACTTTGTATTCTTTCGGGCAATTAAAAGCACTATCTTTTTAAAGCGGTCAACGTTCTTTTTTATGCCGGCTGCATTGGTGTAATACTTATCCGCCATTTTGAACGAAAAAGAAGCTTCAATAAATGCCTTTTGCCATAACATCAACTTCATTGGTTTATTGTAAAACGGGCTTTTTGTAAGCCTTATACAATGTTCCATAAAGTCAATACGTTCTTCCGCGTCCGTTGTGTCGTATATATAACGGGGGTTGTCCAGATCCCGTATAAGGTTGTCAAGTTCTGTTATCAGCTCATACCCGGCGACTATTTCGCCGCGTCTGATAGCTTCACGATACTGTATAAGATAATCACTCATTTTGTTTACCTTGTCGGGATTTTAAAGAATTAAGATATTCACGCAATGGGCTTGTTTGTTCGCCGCCGTCCTTTTTTGCAGCGCTCAAAAGGATCTTTAAACAATTGTTGTATTGCTGCAAAAGCTCTTTGTATTGTTTCGCCGCCGGTGTTGGGCGCTGCTGTATGGGGTTTTTGGGATTTACTTCAATAAAAGGTAGTTTTTTAAGTTCTTCAAGCCGAATTTCCAGAAAAACGATATCTTCAATCAATTTGGACGTTGCTTTCCTTGTTGCGTCGTCTAAATCTAAAAATATCTTTTCTAATTCGTTTTGTCTTTTGGAAACGTCCATATATAGCCACCTTAAAAAATTTTTAAGTCTTTTTAAAAAACAAAATAAAATTTTAAATTATGTTTTGTTTTTAAAAAAACGGGGAAAAAATTTCAAAAAATCTCAAATTTAGCCCCGGCGTGAAAATTAAG